ATTCCAAAATCCTCCTTTACTCTCACATATTGCTTTCTGGTCTTGCTTAACTTTTACATCTGTCTGTAAGTCCTCTGCTCCTTGCATATCTGTTCTAGTACCTCTAGTATTTGTATTCGTATCTTTTGGAAGTTTTGGAAGTGTTACCATTATTCTCTGGTTAGTGACGCCTCCACATCATTAGGCTGTATGCTTGTCTGCCCTGTATTTTTAGCTTCATTTTCTGCAACCAATCCTCCTAAACTAGGTGGTCTATTAAATGTTATTTCTATTTGATGTTGTAAGAATAAATCTCCCTCCATATCCATTTGCTCTTTAGTGTAAATAGGTTCAAATATAACATGCCCCATCTTTCCACCCACTTCACTTGTACCATCACTAGTTGCTATACTTCGAGGCACTCCAAAGATTTGATAAAAGAAGTTCTCAAGATACGCAATCCATGCTGTCCTATCCTCTGAACTTCTACTAGGATATGGTTGTATTTCAACTGTACCTTTTGGAAGTCCTAACATCTCCCCACTATTAACTGCTTTCTCTATCTGAGTATTAGCATAAGATATTTTACCTGCATTGTTAGTCTCATAATAAGCAATTCCTAAAGCCTTATCTCTGTGCTTGATGGTTCTCTCATCAGCAAGTGCCTCATTTCTAGCATCTATAATAAACTTAGCTGGTTCAATCTGGCTCTGCCCATGTATTGAGTCTCCTATTTTCTTATTAGATGAGTGCAACATATCTTCTCTCTTAATAGCTTTCCACTTGCCACCATCCCATGTATCATATCTCTTAATAAGACCATTCTTCCCATAAACTATCCTTACCCTCTCTGGAGATATAGAAATCATATTAATTATTATCTTATTTTTTCTCTTAACTTCAATAAAAGCATCACCTACAACTACCTTAACAACTTGATGATTCCACATAAGTTTATCAAAGGTGTCATTACCCATCCCCCTAATATGCAATAATTCTTGTTTCAATATATCATCTGAAGTCTCCCAACCCTTTCCAAAAGCCCATGTTGCCAATGAATTAGCAGCACTAAATATCTCTGGGATGTTTAAGTAGTAACCTAAGTTCTGTGTTGCCTTAGAAAAATACCAATAACTCTCATCTTGATTAGGGCTAGCTACATCTAGTCTTTTGCTCTCTACAATAAAGTCCTCAACTACATTTGTGAAGTCTGTTGTTGTTCCTTTGGATTGGTCAAATTGTGCCATTTTATATGTCTAATATTGTGGATATGTATACTTTACTATTTGAACCTACTGTTCCGCTTAAGGTTGTGTTTGAGGGGTCACATCCTATGTAAAGATTTGCTGTTCCAGTTGTTGAAGAAACATTTAGATTAACTTTTAATCTAAAAATCTCTCCTTTCTTAAAATGTTGTATTGTTGCTTGAGTGAATTTAAAGAGCCAGTATCCTGCGGCTCTATCTATTGATGGAGATACTAAATCCGCCCCACCCCCAATCTGTGTTTCAGTAGTTCCGTCCCAATGATAAACTCCAACATTAGCACTAGCACCCATAGTAACACTTCCCGCTGAAAAAGAATAATATGGTAAGCTCACATAAATATCTCCTCTGACACTTTTAGGTACATTAAATTGAATATCAAAATCAAAATCTGATGAAGTCCCAGAATGTCCACCCGATGCTTGAGAAAAAGCGAAATAAGTACCGTCACTATGCACAGAAGATGGAGTTAAGAAATAACTTTCATTTGTTGTTTCAGTCCATGCCGCTAAATTAAACTCTATGACTCCAGTTCCATTGATTATATCTTGATAGTCATAACTAGCAATATTAGATGATGTTGTAGTAAATTTAGTCAGAGCGGGGTTTGCTAATGGCATTTTACAATCCTAAGTTATCAATAATATCTGACCTATTATCTCTCAAATCACTTAAGAAGCCTTGCCATATTGAATCACATACATTTAATTTAGATTGTGTTGTAGCTAATTGCCAACTGTTCTGCCCTTGATTAATACCGTAGAAAGCTGCTCTATGTGATGCAACCATAGCTAACCATTGTTTAAGAGCTGCTGTAGTTGTAGCTGTATTTGCAACCAATCCCACATTATCACCTACTGCTTTCTCCATGTCAGCCTCAGCCATAAGAATCCATATATTAGTATTAGCCTCTAGTATTTGATTAGCACTTGCATCTTCTCCTATTGCTAATAAGACTTGTGCCGATGTTGCTAGTGTTCCACTATCTGCCATCTGCTAATCTCCTTATTTGGTTTGTTAATTCTTGGATGGCTAGAATCAAAGCTGCCTCATTGTCGTCTAATTCTATCTCTTCCTCTTTTATTTTTACGGTCTTCATACCTTAATCGAGTGAACAGTTAAATTTAAATGTTTGCTTTTCTCTCCCCAAATCGCATTAGCTGCTCCCTCGCATATATGAGTGTAATTTCCGAATATTTTAAGATGCCTCACTCCTAAGTTGTCGTTGGTGTATGCGAATTGTGTAGACTTGAAACTCTGAAATATATTGCTATCATCTAATAGATGTACCTTGCCAGTCTCCATTAACATCTTAACATGAGAGTACTTTAGATGTTTAACTAGCTTTCTAGTACCCCCTTCATCCATCTCTTGCTTTGAGTTATCAATAGCTACGGTCTGACGCTTGGTATCATCATCATGCTTCAACCAATCATAAACCCCTACCCCAATCCCTACTGAGTCAATGAATATTTTAGAAAAATCATATAAGGCATGTAACTGCTTTATATGTTCAAAGGTTTGGGGCAGAGTAGTCTTACTTGTTTCTTGGTTCTCAACTTGGTAGAGATGTCCTTTCTCTGTTAATTTGAATACTTGAAATGTAGATTGGTCGTCTCCCATCCTTGCGATATCAACTCCTAATAAATATGTTTGATTTTTATCTATTGTATTAGGTCTCTGCTCTGTCATACATGATTGAATCAGTTTATCCTCAAACCATTGTCTGTTATCATCTAAGAACTCCCCCATATACTCCTGTCTGTACTCCATCTCTGAAAGTATGGCCTTCTGATTATCTAAGAACTTCAACGCCTTGTCTCTCTTTTCCTTAGTCCAATCCTCTGACAACTCTCTGTCTTCATACACCTCTCTTGTATTAGTATTGAAGACCTGCCAATTTCCCTCTGTATTCTCCCAACTCTTGAAAAAGAAGTTCTTTTCACTACTATTCGCTATAAACTTACCTCTAGGAGTTGAACTCATCCATATCTGACCTCCAGTAGTTGCTAGAGTTGGCATTGCAGCCTTCCACATTATCTCTGGCATACCGCTTGCCTCATCTATATATAGCACATCTCCTGTAAAACCTCTTACAGCGTCTCCTGTGTTCCCTACAGGCCTAGAGATGACCCTGGCCTTGTTTTTTAACCAAATACGACTCTTTGTAGGCTTATTCTTGCCCTTTTGTATCAAATGCTTGTATTCTTGCTCTAAATAGTCCAAAACCATGATTATTATGAGTTGAGCCTGGTCTTCGGTTAAAGAAACAACGATTATCTGACTATTTGGGTTATTAAGCATAAACTTACCTATTTTATGACTAAACGTCATAGTCTTACCTACTTGTCTACCTGTATTAACTAATAAGTCCCCTTTTGCTTCTAATATGGCCTTTTGCCACTTATCTAGAATCATACTACCTCGAAATGTCCTTCACCAACATCTTTTAATAGCTTTGTCTGAATCATGAGCTTCATGTACTTCTGAATAGTCCTATCATCACAACCAATGTGCATCATTAACTCTGTCTTTAATCTATTTAGACCTATCTTCCCATGAATGTTCTTTAACATCTCTTTAGCTGATTGATAACTATTCTTCCCCATCCCTTTACTAAGAACTACTAATATATAAATGTATGTATGTGCGTGTTATACAGAATCTCTAACAGCTAGCAGCTAGTAGCTAGCTTTTAAGTAAGATATAACAGACCTCTTACTGACCGAAGGTCTCTATTGGGTTAGATATTGCTTAATTCTTGTTGGAAGGAGACCAGTATCCTTATCATCTAACCAATCACACACACGCAAAATCCTACTCATCCCCGTTCCTGTCGTTGAAATAATAAATTTCTAAACCGATGTTGTAGTCGTTTATGAGGTCTTTTGGTATTTGTTTATTACTATATATTCAATAGGCCACATCTCTTTTCTGTTCCTTTTGTAAGAGTTTTGTAGTGACTGTTATTAGAAGTGTTTATTTTATATAAGTGTTTTGCGTCTACATTATATATAAAAAGTTTCTGGGCGATGCCCCCCCCTAAATCCCCCCCCACAGAGAACGTCGCTTAGGCACTACATTTATACGGGCACAAATCTCCACAGGAAACAGAGGTACACCACCTACATTGCACATGGAACTATAGAGCTAACACTACATTCTA